ATGAGGAGGCCAAAAAGGGCCTGCCATTGAACTCTGATGGTTTTGTGGGGAATGACGCGTGGCACTACGAGAGAGGCCGCCTGTTCGCCTTCTGCTACAATGGCAAGATCAAAGAGGGCCGCCGCCTCCGCATGGATGCCCTGTTCGCCTTCCAGCAGGCATATTATGAGGATTCAATAATCTGATCAATTTGCAGACGCAAAACTGACATGATATCAATGGTATGAGGGGCCGACGCATGGAGAACTAGTCCCTATGGCACAGGCACCATTGAGTGATGACGTTCTCCTCGACACCTTAAGGGTGTATGAGGAGAACAACCGCAATTGCTACGGCGCAGCCCGATTGCTCGGCATTCCGCCTCAGACGTTTCAGAATCGTCTCTACCGCGCCAAAGAGCGCTTCCCCCAAGAAAAAGAAGAGCGGCCACAATCGAGCCGCTGGGCCTACCCGAGGATGGTATCCAAGGAGGCACCCAACACAAAATGGATCATCGGGTCCGATTTTCATATCTGGGACGGAGAACCCACACTGATCTACAAAGCTTTCGTCAAATTAGCCAAAAGTCTAAAGGTCGACGGTATCATTCTCAATGGCGACGTCATCGACGGTGCCCGCGTCTCCCGACACCCGCCCGTGCGCGGCTTCAAAGCTCCCAAAATTGAGAAAGAGATTGAGACAGCCAAGACGTGGCTCCGCATGTTGCCGACCGTCAAGCACAAGCTCTGGACTATGGGCAACCACGACATCCGGATCGACAACTACATTGCCGCCAATGCCAACGAGCTCGACGGCTATATCATGTCTCTGCAGGATCATTTCCGCGACTGGGAAATCTCTTGGGCGTTTGAGATCAATTCTAACACAGAAGTCCGGCACCGGTTCCGGTCAGGCATTCATTCGGGCTATTCGTCCTCGATGGCTGCCGGTATCAGCACGGTGACCGGCCACACCCACCAATTGCAGGTGACGGCGATTAGGGACCGCAGAGGAAGCCGCTGGGGCGTCGAGACCGGCACGATGGCTGATCCGTTCGGGCCGCAGTTTGAATACACTGAGGGGGCTCCTAATCGGGCCCAGTGCGGCTTTGTGGTGCTGTCTTACGATGAGGATGGGAATTTGATGCCGCCTGAAATCTGCGAGGTCGTATACGGTCGGCCAGTGTTCAGGGGTCAATACGTCTTGTGAAAAGGGCCCCGCCGGTTAGGCGAGGCCCTAATTGATTATTCGGCGTCTGATTCTTCTTCTTCCTCGTCGTCGATCTCGACGAGGTCTTCATTGCCGTCTTCGTCGATTGTAAGCATGAGGATCGGCTTCTCAAAAGCCTCGGCCATGGCGTCAAAGTCGTCGCAGAGCTCTTCAAAGGTCTCGCCGGTCGGGACCGCATCTTCTGTGGACCAGAAGACGATCTCGCCGTCGTCGTTGTAGAACACTTCACGGATGACGAAAAATTCCATCTCGTCGCTTGGGAGATAGATCACGCGATAATCAAAGTTCATTGTGGGCTGCCTTTCGGAGTTGAGGTTCAGAATTGCGAAGTTGAAATTGGAAACGATCATTGGATGAAATCTCCTTGGTTAGGGCCGACAAGGCTGATCATAGCATTGTGACGGGTCTTTGAAAGTTATAGGTAGTGATGCATAAAATAAGGGTAGGGCTCATATTTTGCTTTAAGTATTTGATTTTATTCAATAAATGTCTAGTTAGAATGAAAAATGTCCCTAGAGATATATACACTCATTCATTTACTCACTGATAAAGGTATATCTACACAGGTAGTCTTATGCACCCTTTTTGGTCTCTTCTATATTCTACCAGAATAAAAAATATATATTATCCTATATTATATCTCTCTCTTAGAGACGAAAAATCAATGGGTTAGAAGATAGTGTTAAAGCACTACTTAAAGCGCTACGTATCTTTTCCATAAAAAAGGATAGAAAAATTGTTTATTTTGAAATATATTGCGAATTGTCTAACTTACTGAAAAGGATAATATCATGTATAAGATTGATACAGACATTCCCTATACGAGCAAAAAGAACGCAGTTTTGAGTGATGCCCCGTGGGATCAACTTGACATTGGCCATTCATTCTTGGTTAAAAACATTGGGCTTTCTGATGTTCGGAAAGCATGCAATTATCACGGCGATTTACACAGTAAGGCTTTTAGAGCTTGTAAAGTGCCGGAAGGGATCAGGATTTGGAGGGTTAAAGAGGTCGGGGAAAGAAGCTCTCTTGAGATGAAAGTATATGATTTTGTTGCAAAATATCGTGGCATCACAAAAGGTGTTTTGATTAATAAGCTCAGGAACAAATCACCCGAACTTATTGATCAAGCCCTTGAAAATATGTTGGAAAAAGGAATTTTATTGAGCAAAACGTCCTTTCATCCTCGCAGCGGCAATCCAATTATCAAATATGAGGTTTTGTGATGGTAAAAGGCCCTCCGAGGTTAATGACGCAGGACGAGAAGGATTATATTTGCGAGCAGATCGCTGCTGGGCGAGCGCTTACAGAGATGATCGCGAAAAATGAAATCAACGTGGAATCGCGGACTGTCTATCGTGAGATGGCGCGAGACCCTGTTTTTATGGCAAATTACGCCCGCGCGCGCGAAATTGCCATCGAGATCAAAATGTCAGAAACTGAAGACATCATCCTTGGAAGGGGCGAATTTCAAGGCATTGAATTTGAGCGGGCGAGAGAGCTGGTGAATGACCGCCGGTGGTTTGCGATTCGTCTGCAGCGTTTCCGTTATGGCGACAAGATTGACGTCGACGTGAACGCTAAAATGCAAATTGAGGGGACTGTCATCGACGCCGACGCCCTTGATGTCGATCAGCTCATGGCAGTGCGCGACGCCCTGCAATTGACTGATCAATCCGTGGAAGATGCAGATTACACAGAGGTGGAAGATGAATAAGCAAGAGATGACGAACCGAATTGCCGAGCTTGAAGTAACCAACAGCAAATTGCTCAGGGAGCTTAACGAAACGCGGTTTTTCCGCGATCTCCGCGTCCCGAGGCGCGACCATGACGCGGTTCTCAAGAGCATGTCGATCTGCCAGAGCATGATCGAGCGCCTGATGATCTCCCTGTTCAAGGCGAGCCCAAAGCATCCGGACGTCGCCGACGCCCGAACGATCCTCGCCCTTCTGGAGGACATGATCAATTGGAACTCCACCATGCAGAACGAGGCGTGGACAGAGCGCGAGATGCTCCGGATGGGGGAGATCAACAAGAGGCACCGCGAGCANCTCTCNGAGACGCTTGCNGGCCGNGANCAGATGGAGCGGTTCTACGAGAGCACNGACANTCGCGGCAAGATTACCGGCCACGTCATCAAGGAATATAAACCTTGACCTTCCTGCTGCTNGANGGAAAGAAGATCAACGTCGAGGCGTCCCGCTTCAAGGTGGAGAAGCGCCTCGCCGAGCTTTCCTTGGTCGAGTACATCAAGCAGGCATGGCACGTCGTCGAGCCTGGCGCGGACTATGTCCACAATTGGCACATCGACATGATCTGCGCCCATCTCACGGCGATCACCGACGAGATGGTCATCGACTACGACGACGAGGAGCGCGAGCTCTACTACAACCGCCTGCTTATCAACGTCCCGCCAGGCGCGATGAAGTCCCTCATTGTCGGCGTCTTCTGGCCGTCGTGGGAGTGGGGGCCGCGCAACAAGCCCTCGATGCGCTATGTCTGCGCCTCGCACAGCATGGACCTCGCCGTCCGCGACAGCACCAAGATGCGCCGCCTGATCCAGTCCGAGTGGTATCAGGAGCGATGGGGCGACCGCGTTGTGTTGACGGGCGACCAGAACGCAAAGACAAAGTTTGAGAACACCGCGACCGGCTTCCGGCAGGCCATCGCTGCGGGCTCGATCACGGGTGCTCGCGGTGACAGGGTCATCATCGACGACCCGCACTCGGTGGAATCGGCTGCGTCCGATGCCATGCGCGACACGACCAAGAACTGGTTTGAGCAAGCGGTGCCGACCCGCCTGAACCGGCCCGACCGATCCGCCATCGTCGTCATCATGCAGCGCCTGCACGAGGAGGACGTGTCCGGCCTGATCATCGAGAAGCGCCTCGGTTACGACCACATCATGCTGCCTATGGAATACGATCCCGACCGTGCGGGCCCGACCCTGCTCGGCTGGGAAGACCCACGCGAGGAGAAAGGCGAGCTCCTGTTCCCCGAGCGCTTCCCCAAGCACGTCGTCGAGCGCGACAAGCGGATCATGGGCAAGTATGCCGTCTCCGGCCAGTTCCAGCAGCAGCCGACCCCAGACGACGGCGGCATCATCAAGCGCAAGCACTGGCAGCTCTGGGAGGAGCCGCAATACCCGCCATTTGATTACATCATCGCCAGTCTCGACACCGCGATGACCGAGAAGACCGAGAACGACCCGTCNGCCATGACCGTCTGGGGCGTCTGGACCGATGATCCCAAGTCCCACGCGACCCGCATGATGGCCCGAGACGGCCACATGACCCATGTCGTCAGGACATACGACGAGCGGGAAGTCCCGCCACGTATCATGATGATGCATGGATGGCAGGCAAATCTCGAGATGCCGGAGCTGGTCGATAAGGTCGGGCAGACCTGCATCCGGTGGCAGGTGTCCAAACTTCTGATTGAAAACAAGACGGTAGGGTTGCCAGTTGCGCGGGAGCTCAGAAGGATGTATTCAGGAAGGCACTTTGGCGTTCAGCTCGTTGATCCCGGGTCGATTGACAAAGTGGCGCGTCTTTACTCGGTGCAGCACCTTTTTGAAGAGGGGCTGGTGTATTGCCCCGATAAGGACTGGGCCGACGAGGTCATCAATCAGTGCATGCGCTTTCCGAAAGCTAAGCACGACGACCTTGTCGACACGGTCTCGATGGCCATGAGATACCTGCGCCAGTCCGGATTTATCTTGAGGCCGGACGAAGTGCAGGACGACTATGAGCAGAGCAGGCTCCATACCGGAGGCTCGCCGCAACCTTTGTACGGGATTTGATACATGGCCCTTGTCCCCGGTTTGAGCCCCAACATCCGCCTCGGCAATGAGGACGAACAGCCGTCTGAATTTCAGGACAGCTCCGAGATCATCATCCAAGACGCCGACGAGGGCGGGCCGAAAACAGAATTGGACGAGCACGGCAACATCATGACCATCGAGCTGCCTGACGGCTCGATCACACTTTCCCTCGACGGGTCGCCCCTTGAGCGTGCGGAAGGGCGCAAGACCGGATGGTTTGACAATCTTGTGGAGGAGATTGAGCAGACCGAGTTGGGCCGGATCGCGCACGATCTCATGAAAGGCATTGAGGATGACCTCGACTCTCGTAAGGAATGGATTGAGGATCGGGCGCAAGGAATTAAGCTCCTTGGGCTTAAGGTTGAAATCCCTGGACTTGCCGGAGCGGCAGACGGTGCGCCTGTGGAAGGAATGTCGCGTGTACGACACCCTCTCCTGCTTGAAGCAGTGCTCCGCTTCCAAGCTAACGCACGAAGCGAGTTGCTCCCGACTGATGGGCCAGTGAAAATCCGCGAGGACAACAACAA